TCCTCGTTCACCTGATTTGGACTTAACCAAAGCGAGCCATTCTTCCATGAAAGTTTCAGAATCGGGTCTTTCGGTGTAGGCCACACTGTTGTTGGCAAGTCCTCGGTAAGGGTGATCGTTATACCAGGCTCCTGATTTTGCATCTCGCATCCTTTTATCTGTTAAGTTACTTAAAGAGATTAGAGCAGATCGTCTTACACCACCTACTACAACAATCTCACCAATCATACACATGATGTCGTGTACTTCTAAACTATTTAACTTTCTCCCAGCAGATCCTTTACATGTATCGATTGTAAATTGGAACAGCTTACGCAATGGATCAGGACCACTGGCTCGTCCTCCGAATGTTTTAAGTCTTGATCCAGCGGGTCTGACTTTACTGTAGTCAACCTTAGGGATGTCTCCTTCCCACAATGATGACAATAACTTCTTAAACGCTTTGGCCCATCCGAGTTTAGAGTCTCCAACCACAATGACATCATCGACCTCCTTAAATCGTTCAGGTAGTGTAGGTAGTTTGTTAATCTCTTGTCTTTCACATGAGAATCCTACACCAGTACCGTTCATTAGTATGTAAAGAGCTTCAGAGAAAGCTCGTTTATTATTAATAGCAAGGTAAGAGCAATTGTAAGCAGCGATGTTATCTCTTTCGCATGCTTCACCTGCGGTCATTAAAAGACGCATACTAGGCATAACTTCTAAATTAAGAATAGCATTATGTAACTCAATTAACTTATCCTTATAAACAGGATCTGTAGTTAATTCAGGTACTTTAGATTGTACATAGACCATTAGCCTTGCTACAGTCTCTTCCCATGACTCTCTACGTTGCTCAGACTCTAAGTACCGAGCATATCTACTTTTATGGATAAAGCGTCCATAATCACTGAGTTTATCAGTCATCTACTTCTTTCTCTAGTTTCTCGAATTTATCTTCGATTAGATCTTCAAACCTTTCAACAAGGTCATAAGAGGTAATCCCCAGTATATCTAAAAGAGTAATCTCATCAATCTGCTCTGCTAACTTCTCTTTTAGTTCTTCTAACGTTAATGGCATGTTATGTCTTCAATTCTTTCAATAGTTCAACATAATGGATAACCTTATTAAGATCCTCCACACCACCTTTGTCTTGCCATCTACAAATGTATTTAATAATATTACCTTCAATATAAGGGATATTATTTTTAGTTATAAACTCAACAGGTTGTATTACATACTTCTTGTAATGTGTACCTGCTATTTGTTTTTCTATAGCTTTTTTTAGTTCTGGAAATTGTGCTTTAATCATACTATTATTATACCATCCTTTTTAAACATTTACAAGTTTTGTTGAGCCTTTAGGCTTAAGATTCTTATTATCTCTAAACCAGTTACCACAAGCTCTACATTGATATCGTTGATATTTACCTGCCGCTGTCATATTAAAGCCACGACGTTGGAAGTTCTTAGAAGCACAAGTAGGGCAACATAGGTCAGTACCTTCAACTAGGTTACGATTAAGGTGATTCTTAATCCAAGGTTTAAAACGTTCATAAACCTTTTCTAGAAGGATAACATCGTTCTTGTTATACTCTTCCATTAGCTTCCAAGCTTTAGGAATACCTGCCATACATTGTACCCATAACTCATGACCACTATGTTCAGTCTTCTTACCTAAACCTAATGACTGTGCTACGTAGTCTAATTTGTTAGATACAAATCTAAATCTACCTTTAGCTACTGTCAGTAAGTCAATCTCTTTAAACGGTGCTGGAGGAAACATATTATGTAATAGAAACTCTTTATTAAGACTTGGTATGTCAAAGCGTTTACCATTGTAGTGTATTACTGCATCAGCTTCGTCTAGAAGCTTATGTATACCAGCTAACATCTTCTTATCACCAGACTTCTTAACAGAGTCAAACATCATCTTCTTATCACCTAGCCATTTAGCTGCATAACACATAACATAAGATGACTCTTGTAACTGATTGATGCCAATGTTCTGATCCCAAATACCCCACACGTGTGCTACGTTTGGTGCCATTTCAATATCTAATAGTAATATTTTACTCATTCTATCTCCTATTTAAAGTATGGACCGACCATCCATGTTACTACTGTATAACGTTTACCTTTTGTTACTGGCTCTACACCATGCACCATAAAAGAAGGGAATACAAGTATGTCACCTTTTTCTTGTTGTGGATAAATCTTTTCATGGCTATTTATAATATAAAACTTACCACCTTCAAAGTCATCATTAAGAAAAACTAATGCTGTTAGTTTACGAGTTTCATCACTAAGTTGATGGAAGGTATCAACATGTGCTTCATACTTACCGTTAACATCATACATAAGAAACTCTGTTTGATTAGAGTGTGTTATATCATACTTCCAAATCTGATGATTAATGTTCAAAGCACTTGAAGTAAGAGTAGCACCTATACCCTGGTTTTGAGGTAGAGGAAGTCTTAATACATTTCTAATGTCAAGATTAATGTTTACATTAGGATCTCTACCTTCACCTATAAAAGGTTGTTCTTTTTCTACTTCATCTTTAGAATACTCTTTAATAAGATTATTACAAAAAGACTCTGATACTGCTTTCTTTATTACATAAGCCACATCAAATTGTTGGTTTATAGGTTCTGTTTTACTTATACCTAGAGACTCACGTTTGTCATACTTCCACTCAGCATGAGGACCATCTTGGTCTACATAGTGTACAAACACTTGTGCTTGCCATTTACCTTTAGTATAGGGTTCACGCCAGTGATACTTATCCATACCACGATACATTACAGCATCACCTACTTCCATTTTAATTTCAGATGAACCTGACTTATCTTCAGCATCACCCATATAGATAGGCCATACTTCTCCTTCAAACCCTAGTGTAATAGTAGCACTAATTTCACAAGCAGGACGATCACGATGTAGTTTTAATTCCTCACCATTAGTGTCATATAACCTAGCATAGGAATAGGTAGGGAATAATTTAAGTCCACTAGCTTTTTCAAAGTAAGGTGTTAGATATTCAAGTAGTCTATCAAAAGCCTCTGCACCATGTACTGCTTCAGATAAAGGACATTGAGGATCATTAACTGTTTTATTCTCTGCTACTAGTCTTTTAAGTTCTGTAGTTAGTTCTTCACAAGTATGTAAAGGTAGAAAGTCCTTTAAATGGACATAACCATTATCTTTAAATAACTCTACTGTATTCATTTCTTAGTCCTTTGTTTTGTTTCTTTTAAGGTTTTCTCAGAGTGACATGTTTTGCATAAGACTTGTAAGTTCTTTTTCTCGCAATAGAGCCTGTCGATGAAAACATCCCAGGTCTTAAATCCCTGTTTACTATCAACCACAGGTTTAATATGATCGACTTGAATTTGTGTAGCAGGAAAGTCTTCTTTGCATTTCTTACACTTGTAGTGCATTGCGAGTCTTTTAGTTTTCTCATTGATTTTCTTTCCTGTTTGTGCTTCTTTAAGTGTTTCATACTTAGGAGGCCATCTACGATAGCCACTTCTTAATACACTAGTAATAAAAGACTTACGTCTACCTTCGGTCCACTCAGCCATTATACTGTGGGTTTAGTTTTATAAAGTTTATCTAAGTTAGGATCAAGTTTAAAGAGGTCTGCATTAAACACACTTTTATCACCCTTCCACCATTGAATGACAATGTTATCACCTTCGTGATTGTAACATCCTAACAACCTTTCACCATCAATTCTTGTTGCTACCGCTGCCCAAGGATAAGGACCTTGAAGTTCCGGAAGAAAGCAATCAACATTAGAGATAGTGACAATGGCATTCTCGTTGTATTTGTAGTGTAAGTATCGCCAATCTTGAGCGACCAACTTATCAATGATTAGTCCAATCCAAAACAGATTAATAATAATTACTAATCCTAGAAATGCTTTTACAACCCAATTATTGATCATTGATCGCCCCCGAAATTATGATAGTAGTTAACACTAATCCAGCTTAATAAAGTGGACAAGTATTGCTATAGTGATCATGACCAATATCAATTGACCTGACCGCCTTCTTGTTTAAATAAATCTAACTCTTGTTCCGCAACTTCTGTTGCTACAGTAAAGACACCCCTACGAACTAGTTCTTTGATTGCATAGTCCATTAAGAATGCTGCTTCTTTAGGGTCTACATGAAAGTCAAAGTCCAAGGACCCATCATCATTCTGCACACAGTCTCTTATAATCATCTAGCCAATCCTCTCTATTAGTTTGTCTTATCCAAAGAACTCTTGCATTCATTTTAAACTCGTCATCGTTGCTGTAGGCATCTCTGACAGCGTTGAATAGTTCTTGCTCAGTAGTACAACCTTCTAAAAGCTTGTCAGCTTTCTTAGGGCCAATTTTCTCTATCCCTTTAATATTATCAGAACGATCTCCCATAAGACACTGCTTGTAGAAATGCTTTAAGCCTTCAAACTCAGTGACATCATAGAACTCATTCTTAACAAAGTTAAAGTGCTTACCTGGTATCATTAGTAAGTCTTTATCAATAGAACAAATAACTGTCCCATCTTGTTGGTTCATACCCATAGCATCATCAGCTTCCATACCATCAATTACTTCTGCATTGAATGTAGCTATTAAATATTGTCTGATAGATTCTAACCAGAAAGGTTTCTCTTTAGGTCTATGAGCTTTGTATTCAGGGTATATTGTATATCTAAAGTTATCCTTGCCAGTTAGGAATAGACGATAAGACTCAGCCTCTGTATTCACTAAGATTTGATCTACTAGATCTTCTGTCCTAGCGTATGCAAAGGCTTTGTCATCATCATCCTGTAGCGTACAGGCAACCCTATACGCCACAATATCAGCATCAATAAGTGCTTTCATTATACTGGAATGTCATCCTCTAAGTCATCAAAGTTAACTTCCTTTGTTGGATTAGGATCTGTAGCAAACACATATGCTTCAAACTGTTTAGCAGTTGCAATAACTTCTTCAACAGATTTACCTTGACCTAAGAGTTCAACCGCAGTGGAAAGACTGCTCTGACGAATGATATAGACTTGCCTGGCGGCACGTTCTTCTTTAGTTTCATAGTTACTACCAGTTACACGACCACCAGCTTGTGCTGGTTTAGATTGTACAACAGCAGGAGCTTCTGAAGACTCACCACCAATACCAGTCCACTGCCAATAACCTGCAGCATCTTTAGTTGTTGTAACATTGATCTGATCACCTTTAGTTAAATCTTTAATGTGATTAAACACACTAGGATTACTAAATGAGATAAGCTTTTTGTTACCTACTTGACCTTGTTCGTTTTTATAAGTAACTTCAATCTCTTGATAAGATCTACCGTTCTTAGTTGTCTTGCTATTTGGTTTACCAATATCTACAATATTAATTAACATTAACTATCTCCATGTTACCCCAGTTAGGTCCAACTTGACATTCGACCCGCATAGGAAGGTTAAAATCTACTCCAAACAACTTCTTAAAGTTAGTTGGAATATCCGTAAAACACTTATCAACTAAACTTACTATACTATTATTATCGCATACTTTCTCATCATAGTCAAGTATTATCGAATCATGAACAGTATTAATAAGTTTAACTCCTGCTACATCTTTAAGCCTATTGGCTAAAGACACTCTTGCTATTGCCATCAGGTCTGCACCTAATCCTTGTACTGGATAGTTTAAGATTTTCGTGCGAGGCCATTTGACTTTACCATACTTTACTTCTGGTTCATACTTATAAACTCTACCCGTAGGCATAGTTAGTTGGCGATCCCGAATGGCTTGATCGACAATTAACTTATGCCACTTTGCTAACCCATTATACTTTTTATAGAACTCATCTATAACATTTTGCCAGAAAGATTCAGATGTAGATACACCAGTAAAATTAACGTCATGAGCATAACTGTAAGCACTACCTCCGTAGATGAGTCTGAAAACAAATGTCTTAGCAATGAGCCTAGAAGGAAGCCCAAACCTAAGTTGATTATCGCTATGCTGATCAGTTCCATCCCATATCTCCTTTATAGCAGTTTCATCTTGAGAAAGGTATGTAGCACAGACCCACTCTAAAGCTTTTGCGTCAGCTTGTAATAGCATACCTACTCCCAAATAGTTGTTTAATTTCTCCATCAAAGTTTTGTAAGTTAGGTTTAGTAGACGATAGTCTTCCTGTCTTAGCAACACATTGATTCAATACACCATGTAGTTTACCTACAGGCCAATTCATTTTAGTTCTTAAGTCTGGTAGTCCTTGGTAATAAGCAGTGAGTCGTTTCATTAGTGTTGCTCTTGCTAAGATGAGCTCCACAAGCTCACGTGCTTTATTAGTTCTAAACTTCAAACTCTTTAACGTTTGATCATCTACAGAATAGAATCCTTCTTTCTCTAGTTCAGATCCTTTAATTGGTGTAACCATTCTTTCATAAGTAATCTTATGTTCGAACCATCTATCTTTAGGTTGGCCCGCTCTAGTACCAGTCTTGAACACTCCCACAGTTTCTCTTCTACGGATAGTAAAGCTACCGCCATATAGTAAAGAAGAGATATGTTCAGTGCTAGAAGGATTAAACTCAGGAAGGTTATGGTAATCATAAAGTAGTTCATCAATCTTTTTAATTTGTTCTTCAAGTTCATTACCAAGTTTATTACATTGCTCTTCATCAAAGAGTATGCCATTGTATTCCATCTCCTGTAAGACCAGTAGGTCTTGGTTATGTAAACTAATTAACCGCTGTGTAGACTTTGCGAGAGACGCAAATTCTTCTAGTTGTTTCTCATACACCTTTTGCGTTAAATGCAAATCACCTATAAGATATTCCTCAAGAACATCTCTAGGGATTTCCGTGGTATCGATATTGTTGCCCCAATATTCACTAGCAACAACATCAAGCTTGTTACCCAAACCATAATACTCAGCGACACCATTAAGACTTGGATAGGGATTTTGTTGTTGTGTAAGTATATAATGTACCAACTGACAGTCCCAAACACGTTTGCCCACAATATTAATTCCATATCGTCTTATCCAATGCAAGTCAAACTTGATGTTAAAGCCAACAATAGTATCGTGGCTGTCAATGTATCTTTGTATATCGTCAAGTCGTTGTCGGTTAGGACTTCCGCTATAATCAATATCAAAAAGGTAATGCTGACTATCGCTATAGAGACCAACATAACAGAGTTTATTCCTTTCATCAAATGGATTGCCTTTGTTGCTTATAGTTGTTTCTACATCTAAGATTAAGCTGCGCAATCTCCGGTTCCTTTATTAAGTGGATAGAATTTATTGGCTGCCTCAAGTAATGTTTCATTGAAGTCCATTATATCTATTATATCATACAAATCTTCACGGGTCAAATCAGGTCTAGCTTTAAGTACTTCTTCAAACTCATTCAAAATAAACACTCCTCAAATTGATTTAAGTTAATCTTAGGTTCTTTATATTTAACTGTACCAGTAGCTGGGTAATCAAACCATCGTATGACAGTTCCATCCCAGTCTAATAGCATCCATCTATCCCACTTAGACATCAACATACCTTGCAACATCTGCCTTAAGAATAACTTGTGATGACCCATGCCTTAAGTCAGGCAGTGTATCTTCGTCACCAATCAACTTGTTCTTACTAATGTTAAAGTAACGTATACGACTAGTGTTATCTGTTTCTTTACCTATACCTAGGATCCAATCGGCTTCGCCTTGCTTAGCCGTTTTGGAGCCGTCAACCATGTCCATCGTGAGGAAGAGTTTACCTTCAGCTTCACCGGATGCCTGAGACACGGCAATGACTGGTGCGTATGTTTTAGCAATCTCTCTAGCCCATTGATAGATCTGTTTAAGTTCAAGATCATTACGTTCTCCTTTAAAACCACGAATCTTATCTATCTGGTCAAAGATAATAAGAGCAGGGTTATATTGTTTAAGTACAGATTCAATACGAGCTTTGTTACTTGAGTCTTCAAAGTCTAATATCTGAATACGATTACCTGTAGTGTTAAGGTATCGTTGTTTGTTATTAGCCTTGTCACTAAACAATTCTTTTACAGTCATACCTAGTGCTGCTTGATAGACTCGTATGCCAACTTTCTTTCCTTGTTCCTCGTTATTGAACCATAATACATCACCGTCAGTTTGGCCCACCATATGCGTAATTTCAGAAGCAAGGAATGTAGTCTTACCTGTTTCGGGACGAGCGAAGATAAAACCAAAGTCACCTTTACGCAAAGACCCAAGAGATTTATTAAGCCAATCAAGACGCCAGCGTAAACCCGGTGTAGCAATTTGTGTATCATAAAGATTCTCCAAGTCCATATCAACAGGCTTAACTTCGTCAGCCTCTACTTCTTGATGTTCAAACTCATTAAACAATGTTAAGAGTTCACTAGTTTGTTTCTTACCGCTCTCTACATCGAGAGCTGTCATAGCTACTTGTCCAGCTAGAGAACGTCTTCTATGTTCTTCTAGTAGACCAATAAGTAAATCTTTGTCAGTTGTATCTTGATTAAAGATATCTTGTAATAAACTAATCAACTCTTTACGTTCATTATCTTGTAATAGATAATTACTATTATAAAATATATCTAATTCATTAATATTAATATTAGTTTTATTAGTATACTTATCATAATATAGTGAAACTATATTAAATAATTTATAAATATTATTATAATTAATCTTAATATAATTAATGTTAACATACTTATAATACTTTGTAAAGAGTTCTTTGTCTTCACAAAACAACTTTAGTATTTGTTTTTCTACCATTTAACTCCTTTCTAGTGTCCGCAGAATGCTTCCACTAACTTTTTACTATTAAACTTCTGTTCTTTACTATAGCGTTTCTTCTCTTTTATGTCTAGATAAAGTGGTGTCAAATCAAAGTGATGCACGTCTTTCAATCTAGTTACATGAGTAAGATCTGCTGGTAGAAAGAACCAGATGTACTTAGCTCTTAATGTATCATTGCTATCGTACTCTTCATACAACCAAGCGTCTGGCATTTTCATAGTCTATCCTTTATAATAGTTCTAATATCATTAGCATCATACTCTTTAGGATCATTAGCAGAAATTATAACATCAGCATCAATACCTTTCTGTTTTAAATTCCTAACCATTTTAACAGCCTCAGTTGCTTTATCCCTATCCAACCATATCCGAACCTTTTTAAAGCGTTTTAGGATAGTTTCTGTAAGTTTTAGAGGCATACTTGAACCTAGTAGAGGTGTAGTAGTGTAATTGTTATCTGCTTTATAAACTCTTATAGCAGATAAAACATCTTCTACACATATTAGTGTATCACTATTTCCATAAAATAACAAGGGCTTATCTCCTTTAGATAAATATTTAGGACCATCACCAAAGTTTCTACCTTGATAATAAGTTGGTGTGTTAATCAGCACCAATAGTTCTTTATCAGCACACCATGTTATGCCATAGGTTTTACAATCATGAGTTGTAAGCTCGTATTGTAATAGCCATTGCATAGCTTTAGAAGATATGTTAGTTGTAGTAGTTATATTTAACTCATTAGATTGCAGACTCCCGTGCCCGGGTGCTGACAATCTACTTCGTATAGAATTTAAATCATTCTTACCTTTCCAATAACTACAACCAAAACAATAGTAATGATCTTCATACTCTGCTAAGTTATCTTTACTACCACAGTTAGTACAAGGCATGTGTTTAATAAAGTTAGTCATTAGGTTTGTCTTTATCTTTAAAGTCTTCTTCAGTTAACTTTTGTTCTTTAATCTTTTTACCAAAGATTTTATCCCAATTGTCTTCACCTTCTTTAGAAAGTCTTTTATTAATTAAACGATCACCTGTGATATTATTCTTGGATGCCATCGAATAGATCTCCTTGTAAGTCATCAAGTTCTAAGTCTTCATCAAATGATTCTTCATTACGCAAGTCTTCCCGAACTAATGATTGAACATCGGTTTCCACATCGTGGAAACAATGATTACATAAGTCCAGATACTCGCCAGTAATTACTGATTTTCGAGTAGCCTCGAAATCATTTAATGCTTTGTTACAAGCTACACATCTCATGTTATACAACCCTTCTTTATAATAGTTTGTAGAGTGTAGTTGAATAGTATCCATGTTTTAGAACTATTGTCAATAGTTAATTCAAACTCTTGATTATTAATCCAAAATGTGGTAGTCATTTACACTCCCTTAAATTGAAACTCTTGTTTGCGATACAGTTGTCTAATCTTGTTACAAATAGCTGCGTATTGATGTTTATTAGATTTTAATAATTGTCTTAAAGATTCTTGAGTATGAATTTGATATTCATCAATGTCAACGGGTATAAGGTTAGAACCATCTTTACTACGAACTTTAATTATATCATTAGTTTCATATGGTATTTCTACAATCTCATACTCAGTAACATCATCAAGATATCTTTCTACATCATGAACCCAATCAAAGTTTTCAGTAAGACTATGAAAACTTACTTTATCACCTACTTTAAACATAATTATAGACTCCTATAGTAATTGTAAATTGCTTTCGCATATTTGTCAAGCGTTGTACCAACTAATCCTGGTGCAGTATTGATTTCAAACACGAAGAAACGATTATCACGAACACGATGACCAATGTCAACTGCACCAAAATCGAGACCAAGTAATTTGACTGCACGAACGCATGATGATAGTAGTAGCTCACTAGGTGTATCAGTTGGCGTGCAGTAAACCCAGCCGTTACCATGATTGCGAATACCGCTAGTGGATGAGGAAACCCCAAGTTTCTTTTTCTTTTGTTGTACATACAATATATCTCCTTTAAAGACATGAACACGATACTCTAATTTATGATTAGCTTTGACAGTATACAATGGTGCAATAGGTAAATCATTTACATCATTGCATATAACTATACCACGACCGCTGTGACTGTTTAATTTAGTTCGACAATAGATTGTTTCACCTTTGTCTATCCAATCTTTAGCGTCTTCTATTTTAGTACTAAACTTAGGTAACTGTTCAAACCCTTGCAGTGCAAGAGTTTTAAAGGTTTTAAGTTTATCACATGCTATTGCTATAGCTTCATGTTTGTTTAGATCATGAGGCATAGACTTAAACTGAGGTGGTTGCGAAGCACCCCAGTTAACAATTACATCACGACGCTTAGCATCGTAAGTATGTCTTACTCTTAGTATACTAAGTCGTCTCGCCAATTTCTTGGCGGACAGACTTTGTTGTTTATAAGGAAATAGTTTAAGAGACATATTAGTATCCTTTTAATAATGAAGGTGATGAGAAGCTATGATATGCAGGTGCTCCTACAGGATCTTCTTCAAAGTCATCTACAAAGTTAAGAGAGTGATAAGGAACATTGTATATAAACTCAACATCACCTTTCTCAGTTTCATACATTAAGTCAGCAGTGAAATCTTTATTGACTGCAACGATTTCAAATAGCTCACCAGTTTCGTATACTTTGTTACTAGAATCATCTTTAACTTCTTCAAGCAACTCAACTAAGTCACCAACCATAACACCATACTTACGTTTGATAGGTGCTACAACAGTCTTACTAGCTATTGGATATTTATAATCTTTACGCCATGCTTCACTAGACCATGTAGTAGTTACAGGTGCTACATAAGGTTGATAGCTTGTATTTGAATACCAAATGCCATCATCCCATTGGCCTTTCTTTTCACCGAAGATGTGATGATTTCCATGACGATCAAGGAAGATTAGTTTACTATAACCAATACGAGACTCAATCAAGTCTTTAATTGGATCTTGGAATAAAGATAAGTTACCCCATTTGTTAACCAATGGTTGCAATACTCCATTGTTAAACCCAATCGTGTCGCTATGATCAGCATCACCGAACCCACTAATAACACCGTTATGGACAAAGCCAATTGCATTATTAACTGCAAAGGGATGACAATTTGTTGCATCAATTTTACCATGAGTTTTAATCCTAAAATGTAATACTGTTTGTTTATGTTCGTGTTCTTTATACGCTTTGTAAAAGCTTTTCAAACTAAAGAAACCCTTTTGTATATGTAACACTTTATCTTCTGCATACATAAAGCCTGCACCATCTGGATTAGAATCATAACACTCTTTCAATGTTGCATACGGAATAACTTTACCTTCTGGTTTATAGATTGCAATACACATTATACATACTCCTTCAAATGATAACTAAGTTCAGGAAACATTCTTTTCTTGTTTGACAACCAACCCATGAATGCTTCGTAATGAGTTTGTTTCTTTAATGCTAAACTACTTTGAGCTGGACTACAATAGTCAACTAACGCTTGAACAAACTGTAATCGCATAGCAAACTCTTTGTAGTTCATTGGTGTAGCAAACAATCGAACCTCGATTGTATTCTCGTTATTAAGATTTAATGCATTGTATCTACCACCACCATTGCGATGACGCCATGGGAATGTAACCGTACGATCACTTTCCATACGAGCATAGTTGTTGTCTATACGACCAGCAATATGATGTATGAATTGTTTGTTATCATCACGATTAAGAAACTCAGTTAACTTACCGATTGTCAACTGCGACAACGGTTTGCGACTGATATGTACATGCATACCAACATTCTTTTCTACCTTTAAGTCAGGTGGAATGTTATCATAAAACTTCTTAAACATTTCAAGATGAATGTCCAATGTAGCAGGACATGTAACTATCTCGAAGCCATTACGAATAGAACCGTCAGACTTCATAAGAGCATGACCATGTAACAACTTACCAACACCAATCTGTGCACGATTACGATTCTTTGTTTCGTATTCAAGCTCACAACCTAGATACACTGTGTTAGGTCTAACGCGTGTAGCTTTAAACTTAAGCATACTCTCAACACGAGTAGAATAGTTATGTATTTTAAATGATGCATCAAGACACTGATGACATACACCATCAACACATAATTCATCTACAACTTCAGTACCACATTGTCTACATTCTACAATGTTTACTTCAGAACGATTGTATACATTACCACTGTGATAGAACTGATCAGGTCTAAGCCAGATGTCATTACGCTCATTGAATGTATATCCATGTGTTGCAGGATCAGTAGCACGATGAACATATACCCACTCAGTACTACCAAGTCTTACTCGTCTATTAGAACCTTCAACAAACCATTCATTAGTTAATGAGTCAACATAATAAGACCAAGAAGGAATATTATGAGTATCAAATACTTGACTAACTGTTGAAGTACTATTAGAAGCTATACTAGCAGCTTCTCGTAACATGTGTTGAGTTACCCAACTAACACGCAACGCTTGTGAGCGTAAGCGTCTAGCTAATGCACCCCAAAAGCCTTTCTTTAGTGTACCATTTTTATTGTAATAACTTGGTGCATTTACTTTGTAATACAAAGTATCAATTAAAGTATTAGCATTGATTCTATAACTTGGACTAGTAACAAGTCCTTGACCAAATGCTAGTTCACGATACATATTATAAATACTTAATCGTCTGCTACCATTACCTTCATCATTGGTATAAAACTGTAAAACTCTTTCATCTTTATACCAAAGAGTAGACAATGTGAATGTCTTACGAACTGTAGCTTGTTGTTCGTAATCATATTCATTTTGTTCTTTAGTCCAATATGTTTGTCTTATATCTGGATGAGACCAGTTAAACATATTAAACCGTTTATTAAACTCAATAAAACTATATGGCTTCATATGATTTCCTTTTTAAAATGATTACATTTACCCTAGACTGCAGGCATAGCAAATGCTGCAGTCGTAGGGACTTATCCAAAGTAATGAGGGTTTATTAGTGCAATGGTTATAGTAATAACTGCCAATATTAAAATGACAGCAACACTATATTCAATTATCTTTTCAACTAAAGTAAGTTTTGTTTTATACTTTGGAACACAGTTTAAGTCATTTTCACAATTACACATTTATTTTCTCCTTAATTTGTTTATAGATTTCAGTATCCAATTTACTTAATACAAACGCACAGCCATGCTCTTTAATTAACCATTCAAACTCTGCAATGGTAAAATAGAAGTGAGCTTCTTCTTGATCATGATATCCATCATTATCACTGATATCATAATGATTATCAAAATCATCCGCCATAATTATCTCCTTGATTATTAATAGAAAATTAAGTTATCAATCTTAGTAGTTTGTTTACCCCAAGGCATTGACGATATTGAATCGTCATGAAAGTATAAACTTTTACCTACTGGATTAATAACTTTATGAGTATACACTTTTAACGCTAACAACTTTGTATTAATCATGTCCAATTTTGTAGGATAGGAATGTCTATTTGTTACTATAGCATGCACACCTTCAAACTGTCCATTTTTATATACAACTTCACAAATGTCTTTACCAAAATTACCATTCTTGACGCGATTAAGTATAATATAACCTACACCATACTTAGCTTCATTAGATTGTGTATTAGCTTCAGCATAGATAGCAGTAGCCATACAAGTAATCTGAATGTCCAAATTATTTATGTTCATAACAATCCTTAATTAATTTGTGCCCAATTTTGTGCATCACAACTGGCGTGGCATTTGGGCCGAAGCCCACGAAGACTAGTCGTAGACAGTCTCCATTAAGTCGTGTTCAACTGCCATTAAATCGAAGACATCAACTTCTGATGCTTTAGCTTCACGCTCAATACGCCAGCCACGATAGAAAAGATAATCTGAAAGTTCATCATAGAAAATAGTTGCATTAGTATCTTTGTTGCGAAGTTTATACCACATGAAAGTCTCCTAAAAAAAAGGCAGGGCCGAAACCCTGCCATATTACACTATTGTGAAACTTTACCCCAGTCAGCACTGTTTGTTTGATTAGGGTATGTTAACTCAGGTCTACCACGATTAGCTTCTGTTTGTTCTTTGTTCATTGAAGCTTGAGCAGCTTGACGAGCTAACTCACGACCACCTTCAAGTAACTCTTCAACACTGTGTGTTTTGGTATTACGGTTAGCCATGTAGAACTTATTGGCAAGGGCTAGTAACTCTAAGTCATCTCTGAGTTTGAACATATTTTGAGCTAATGGGCTATTGTATGCACCAAAGGTTGAACTTGCACTGCGAATTAACGAACGACCGATAGCTAGTTTTTGAGATGCTGATAAATTCTTTTCTTTTAAGAATGTATTAATTTCATTGTAATCGATTGCTGCCATAATTGTGACTCCTTAAAAATATATAAAAGTTAATAAATAATACAAAGGAAATACCCCTTCACTAGCGAGTGAGGGGTTTTCCGTCATCATACATTGATGATTCAAATGCATCATCGCGGTCTGATTCTGTTTCATCAAGATGGTCAAGAAGATAATTGAAATACGCTTCTTCGTAGTCATCTGATTCCATATCATCATAGTTCATATCATTGAAGAGATAAAGTTGTTTTGGGTCTTGCATGACAGTCTCCTTAGTTTGTTAATAATAAATAAAAGTTAGGACCGTAGAGTGGTCGGTTAATAAGTTGTTTAATGCCACGATACTTTTTAGATTGTTTAGATTGACGAGTCATAGCTGGAAATATAGAATGACGCATCATAGATTGATAATATATCATAATAAGCCTTTATAAAGTTTTTAAAATAAACACAACAGGTTTTCCCCGTGTGCACTTTCTCATTCATACAAAGTCACCGGGCTAAAGTGGTGGCATGTGGTTTGCGTTTAAAGCCCGGCCGGAACGTTAGAGTAGGAATCAACAGGTTTATCGTTGATTTGATTTGTATGATACAATCCGTTATCACGGGGCCGTCTTGGTACTTGACGGGACAAGTACACCTTTAAAAACGAATAACGCGCTACTTGCGCTTATTCGTAATAAGAATGTCGTAACGGCGACATTCAGCACTTTAGGGTTACGGACAGGATTGTCCGCTGAAAGGTTTGGGAACTTGATGCCATCCAACGGCAGGTTGGTCGTGATGTCCCGGCGAAACGGGACGGTGTTAAAGAAGTATAATAACGAGGCATGCTGAAGGCATGACTCAACATATCGATGAGAATATAATTGTGCGTTATGGATTGATTGTGTGCGTTGTAGAGGTATGTCTAGGTAGAATTAAATGAATAATTATTATTGTGTAAGTGTTTGATTTATTATACTGGTGCATAGCACACTTATCAATCCCCTTGGCTCTATGATTAGTAATATACACAATGGTCATTCAGGACCCCTTTAGGGGGCCGGGGGAGGCAATCTCTAATGGATTGTTTTGTGTGTATAGGGCTTTACTAGATTTTATATAAATTTTACTATTAAGCCTAGTTGATTAAGAACACCTGATTAAGGGATCTTATTAAGTGGTCCTCGGTAACTACGATTAGGATTAGACCTCGGACTTACGTCCTCGGAGGGTGGATTACGTCGGGGATAGATTACTATTAATTAATTAGTTAATTAGTATATTAATATATTAGTATTATTATTATATAACTATAAATATAATTAATAATTATTAATTCTAACATAAATATATTATCTTGTCAAGATAAATATATTATATTCCTGTTTTATATATTTTTCATGAAAATACGCATGTTATATTTTTAAAAGGGGAGTATAATATTATGGTAAGCTTAAAGAGCTTATATATTTTAATATACGAAAGGATACTGCTATGTGGACTACTCCAGCTGCAACCGAACTACGTTTCGGTTTTGAAGTAACTATGTATGTTATGAACAAGTAACTAGCATACTCAAATACTACTTGACATTTTTAAATTCTTATGTTATAATATTATCATGAGTGAAGATTTAGATCAGAAGAATGAAGAAGTGTCAAGTGGATATTTTTTAGATGGTCAAGAAATATCAACTACTCCACGTCGTGGAAGACCCCTCAAAGCTAAACATCATGCTCCGGAATGGTTTCCTCAGCAAACTAAGATTGATGCTTGCACTCTTTACTGTGTCTATGGTGACTTAGACGAAGTATCTAAACTTACAAACGTTCCTGTCAAGTACATACGGGAATGGAAAGAAGAACCCTGGTGGGTTGAAATTCAAAAGAAAGTGTACGTCGAGCAGAACGAGAAGCTCGGTTCTAGAATCAGTAGTGTACTCGATAAGAGTTTAACAGAGATTGAAGAACGTCTCCAGAACGGAGACTATCTTTGGGATGTACGTAAGAGTGTCTTGGTTCGTAAACCAATTGACACTAAAGTACTCTCAAACCTATTTAACAACTTGGTGAACCGTAGACAACTAGTCAGGGGTGAACCAACGAGTATCACAAACAAAGTTGCAGTAGACGACAGACTTAAGTTACTAGCTTCTCAATTTGAGAAGTTTGCTAGTGCTAAAGAAGTGGAAGCTGTAGCTTCTACAATTCAACAAGAGGACATTAACGATGGCAATATCAACAGCAACGAACCCCCAGAGTTTAATGGGTACTAAACCTAAAAAGGAAAAGAAACAGTCTTACGTTAAGAAGGCTAAGATTGTTGCAAAACCTAAGAAACCTAAAAAGATTAAATGAACAAGATTGAAAAGGTTGCCTTAAAGAAAAAAGATGGCACTATTAAAACAGCAGCACTAGGTAAACGTCATGCAGATGTTAAACCAAAAGGTAGTGCAGCTAAATCTAAACATGGCTTTATAGATTCAAAGGGTAAGTTTGTAAGTCGTACTGAGGGTGCAAAGATTGCAACCAAAGCTAAACAGACTAAGAATAAGACAAAGAGTTTACACTCTACAGAATTAAAAAACTACAAGGAGAAAAAGTAATGGCACAACCAGCAAAGAAAATCACAGCTAAGATGGTAGACGATACTGTTAAGGCACGTAAGCAACCAATGGGTAAAGGACCAAAAGGTGGTCGTATGCCTTATGAATCAGATGGTGAATCTGTATCTAAAACTAAAAAAGCTATGATGGAAAAAGCTAAAGCCAAACAACAAGCTAGAAAAGAAACTAAAGCAAAGGCTAAGTGCTAATCAATGGCTACTAAACCAGGATTATATGCCAACATTCATGCAAAGCGTGCTAGGATTAAGGCTGGTTCGGGTGAGAAGATGCGTAAGGTGGGAGCGAAAGGTGCTCCTACAACAAAAGCGTTTAAACAGAGTGCTAAGACAGCGAAAAAGGATTAATCATGGCTGAACGTAAAAAAGGACCTAATCTATCTGTAGGACGTGGTGAGAAACAATCTGTTAAGGCAGGTGGTGGTCTTACTGCTAAAGGTAGAGCTAAGTATAACAAAGCTACTGGCTCTAATTTAAAAGCTCCTACTAAAGATAGTTCTAACCCTAGGCACAAATCATTTTGTGCTAGAAGTAAAAGTTGGACAGGTGAGAGAGGTAAAGCAGCTCGTCAAAGATGGGGCTGTAAATAATGCCTAGCTCTGCTAATTATAAACGAGATTACAAATCCGAGTATAAGAACCACCACTCTTCTCCAGAAGCTAAAAAGGACAGAGCGGCTCGAAATAAAGCAGCACGTACCAAAGGACAGCCTGGTAAAGACGTAGATCATAAAACACCTCTACGTGCTGGTGGTTCAAAAGCTCTTAGCAATACTCGTGTACGTAGTAGAAGTGCCAACAGGAGTGACAACGGTCACAAACCTGGTGAGAAGCAAAAGCGTAAATGAAATTAACACCAGACATGATCCACGGTTTCACCGGGGCATGTTTAGCAAAACGATACGATGGAACTACCCCCACTCCGCAATGCCATCTTGAGTGGTGGGATCTCTGTTGCAGCGACGACCCATTAGTAGCAATTGCAGCTCCCCGAGCCCACGGGAAATCCACTGCAATAACTCATGCTTACTTGCTCGCTGCCCTTTTATTTAGAGATAGAAAGTTTGCACTAATAGTTTCAGATACAGAAAGTCAAGCAATTAACTTTTTGAGTGACTTAAAAGATGAACTAGTAAACAACGAAGATCTTATTAACTTGTTTCAGATTAAAGAGCTAGTTAAAGATTCACAGACAGACATCATTGTAGAGTTTCAAGATGGTGAACAGTTTAGAGTTTTAGTTCGTGGTGCAGAGCAAAGAGTTCGAGGATTGAAATGGGATCAACGTCGACCTGATTTAATTATATGTGATGATTTGGAAGGCGATGAACAAGTACAAAGCAAAGACAGACGTGAGAAGTTCAGAAGGTGGTTCTACGCGGCACTTCTTCCTTGTAGGTCTCAGCATGGTATTGTACGTATTGTGGGAACTGTGTTACATCTCGATTCCTTACTCAATCGTCTTATGCCTCCCGATTATGATGGCGATTATATTCACAAAGAGCCATTAAAGACTTATTCAACACGTAAACGTGTAGAGTGGAGAAGTGTAAGATATAGAGCACACTCTGAAGATTATTTATCTATCTTATGGACAGATAGATACGATGCAGACTATTTTAGAAATAAGAAAGAAGACTACACTAAGCAAGGTATTCCAGAAGTGTATGCTCAGGAGTTTTTAAACTATCCTATCGATGAGTCTACTTCTTATTTTAAACGTAACGATTTTATTGAAATACCGAAACATACATTAGATGCAATCAGACACAAAGAAAAGAAACTTACTTATTACGCTGCAGTTGACTTTGCTATCTCTACAAGAGATCGTAGCGACTACACTGTTATTGCTATCGGTGGAATTGACTCTGATGGTATCATGAACATTGTTGACATTCGTAGAGGTCGTTGGGATGCTCTAGAGATTGTCGATGAAATGTTTGCAGTACAGAAGAAGTATGACCCTCAGTACTTTGTAACTGAGAAAGGTGCAATTGAAAAGGCTATTGGTGCCATATTAAGACGAGAACAAGTTAATCGTCAATTGTATATGAATCTTTACCCAATGACTCCTACAAAAGATAAACAAGCAAGAGCAAGAAGTTTTCAAGCAAGGTTTAAAGCAGGTGGTGTTAAGTTTGATAAGAATGCACCTTGGTATCCTGATTTAGAAGAAGAGATGGTACGCTTCCCTAAAGCAAGACATGATGACCAAGTGGATGCATTAAGTTGGTTAGGCTTGGTTGTTGACCAAGTACAATCAGCTGACACTCCTGAAGAAGAAGATGAATATGAATACCAACAAACTCTTAAATCATTACAAAACGATGGACGCTCTCGCGTAACAGGATACTAAACTATGGACTTAGATGTAGCAATTAAAATTGAAAGACTAATGGCGTCACCTAACATTGCTGAGATGTTAGATGAATCTACTCTTAACACTATTGGACATAGAGTAGTTAATGAGTTTGATTTAGATAAAAACTCTAGAAGTCAATGGGAAAAACGTGTAGAGGAAGCTATGAAGCTTGCACTACAAGTAGCAGAAGCTAAATCATTTCCATGGTCCGGTGCTTCTAATGTTAAGTTTCCACTTATTACAATAGCAGCCTTACAGTTCCATAGTAGAGCATACCCTGCTTTAATACCATCAGGTAACTTAGTTAGAATGGAAACAGCTTCAGGTAAGTTAGCAAACCCTGAAGTACTTGAAGCAGCTAAACGTGTTGAACAACACATGTCTTACCAAGTATTAGAAGAAGATCAATCTTGGGAAGCTGAGATGGACAAAGTGTTAATCACAGTTCCTATTGTTGGATGTGCATTTAAAAAGACTTATTGGGATTTTGATGAAGAACATCCTGTATCAGAAAACATATTAGCTAAAGATTTTGTAGTTTCTTATTGGACTAAGAACTTAACAGACTGCACACGTATGACACACATGTTATACTTAAGCAGCAATGACGTACTCAGTAGACAGAGAAGGGGTTTATGGTTAGAGTGTGACCTGTCTCGTCCAACCCTACAACCTCAAGATAACTTAACTCTTACACAAGATAGAGCTCAAGGTGTCTATGTAAATACAGAGGACACTGGTACACCATTTGAATTTCTAGAACAACATCGTTGGGAAGACTTAGATGGTGATGGTTATAAAGAACCATACATCATTACAGTACATAGAGAGACTGGTAAAGTAGTTCGTATAGTTGCAAACTATTTTAATACGTCTATTAAACGAAATGAGAAAGATGAAATCATTTCAATTAAACCAGAAACCTATTTTACTAAGTATTCATTCATTCCATCTCCAGATGGTGGCTTCTATGATATTGGATTTGGTATTTTATTAGGACCTTTAAATGAGTCTATTGATACTATTATTAATCAGCTTATCGATGCTGGAACTATGGCTACTACGGCCGGAGGGTTCCTATCTAGAGGGATTAAGGTTCGTGGTGGTAACTATAATTTTGCTCCTCTTGAGTGGAAGCATGTTGATAGCACTGGGGAAGATCTTGCAAAAGGTATTGTACCACTTCCTGTAAGAGAACCATCACAAGTGTTATACACACTTCTTACGACACTAGTTAACTATGGTGAACGTATTATTGGTGCTACAGATATTATGGTTGGGGAGAACGTAGGTCAAAACACTCCAGCTCAAACAGCACAGATGATGGCTGATCAAGGTAACACAGTATTCAAAGGCATCTTTAAACGTATTTATAGATCTCTTAAAGAAGAGTTCCGTAAGCTTTATAGACTTAACCAATTGTACTTACCTACTGAACATAGATATAGTTTAGGAGTGGCATTAGCATCTGACTATCAGAATGCTCCAGATATGTTAAGACCTTCTGCTGATCCACATGTAGTAACTGAGACTCAGAAACTCATGCAAGCACAAGCTCTCAAAGAAGCTTCTATGACTACACCTGGTTTCAACCTATATGCAGTTAATAAGAGATATTTAGAAGCTATTAAGATTACTAATATTGATGAGATATACCCAGACCCACAAGGTCCTAATGCAGTACAACCACCTCCTAATCCTAAGGTACAAGTGGAACAAATTAAAGCTCAAACCAAGATGCAAGACACTCAAACTAAAGCTAAACTTGGTGCAGCTAAACTTATGCAGGATGCTCAGCTTAATGAAGCTAAGATTCTTAAACTTGAAGCTGAAGCATTACTTGCTGCAGAACAAGCTGATGGTGTAAAAGATGGACATCAGATTGCTCTGATTGAAGCACAAATAGGAGCAGCTAAACTCCATCAACAGGGTTTACTTGAATCTATTAAGATACTTAAAGATATAACAGGAGATAGTAAAGATGGTATTAACACCGGAGGAATTCCAGGAATGGAAGGACAACCTAGTAACCAAGACACTCTTCAAGGCATTACGCCAAGATAGAGAGTACATGAAAGAAATGATTGTCCGCGGTAACGTGGAGAATGTAGAAGAAGCAAAAGGTAGATGTAATGCAATAATTCATTTGTTAGATTTAACATATGAAGACTTAGTTAACGGAGCAAGAGATGACAATAAATACTAGTGGGATAAATCCCGTTGGTCATAGATTGTTAGTATTACCTGAGGAAGTAGAAGAAGTATCCGAGAGTGGTATTATCATATCTGTAGGTCAACAAAAGGATAGGGAGCAGTTAGCCCAAATCCGTGGTACAGTGGTAGCGATGGGTACAACTGCTTATGCCGATCAAAAAGATCCTTGGTGTAAGATTGGAGACTTCATTACTTTTGGTAAATACTCTGGCCTCATCTATAAAGGTGAAGAGACCAAAGATGGTAAAGAGTATAGAGTGATTAACGATTTAGACGTTGTGGCAACACACGAGAAAGAATAGATATGGCAGATGATCAAGTACAAGATCAACAAGTATCAGAACCTGCGGGTAATGAAACTGTTGAAAAAGAAGCAAGGCTTTTTGGATGGGTTCCTAAAGAAGAGTTTAGGGGGTCCGAAGCAGATTGGGTAGACGCTGAAGCTTTCGTTAAGCGTGGAAAAGAAATCAATCCTATCCTTCGTAAGAACAATGAACTTCTTATGAAGAAATTGGATGATAAAGCGAAAGAGATTGATGAGATTAAAGCATCAGTTGAAGAGTTCAAGAAGTTCCAGAAGGAATCTTTTGAACGTAAACAAATGGAATTACAAGCCCAAATTGTAGAACTTAAAGCTCAGAAAAAGACTGCTATTGCTGAAGGCAATGGTGAACTAGTTGTAGACATTGATGATCAAATTGATTCATTAAAAGAAGCACAGAAAGAGGCTAAGGAAGAAGCTAAGGCTCCTCCCCCACCTCCACAACAAACTGTAGCTACTGATCCTGATATTTCAGATTGGCTAGGCCGTAACCAATGGTTTGGTCAAGATTCTGAAATGACAGAAGTGTCAAATGCACTAGGGGCTTCTTTAAGAAGACAGTTTCCTAACTTATCTGGTCGTGAGTTCCTAGATAGGTTGGATGAACGTATTGCTAATTACTTCCCAGAGAAAACATCTCTAGGTAGAAAACAAAGAGGCAGTGCTGTTGATTCAACAGGAAATGTTAGAAGTGGTGGAAGCGGTAAAAAGACTTATGATGCATTACCACCTGAAGCTAAAGCTGCTTGTGATAAATTTGTTAAGCAAGGCTTATTCAAATCTAAACAAGAGTATGTAGACTTATACGACTGGAATTAAAAGGAGAAAATTATGGCAGTAGCAGATACACCAGAAAACAAAAGAGAAAAGGCATTAGAGAAACAAGTTCGTAACAGTTCTGAACGTCCTTCACAGGAACGTAAAAGAAACGTGTTCAATGGAACACAAGGAAAGTTAACTGTAAGTCATACTATTGATGGTTATCACCTACACGGTTTTAATGACGAAAATGGTAGAATTGCAGATGCTTTAGATGGTGGTTATGAGTTTGTTACTCCCGAGGAAGTAGGTGGTGTTAAAGAGAACGTAGTGTCTCGTAACACTGATCTAGGAGATAAGGTAAGATGGCTAGTAGGAAGAACTGCCGATGGTGGTCCTTTATATTGCTACTTGATGAAGATTAAGCAAGAGTGGTATGATGAAGATCAAGCAGTACTACATGCTAAAAACAATTTAATTGATGAAGCTATTCGTAAAGGTAGAAATACTAAGGAAGGCACTTCAGCAGAGGGCTTCTATGCACCTCGTGATGGCATCAGTTATAAAACTTAAATTAACAACCAAAGGAGTTTTAAATGGCGAACATCAATCGTCCTAAGGGCCTAAGCCCAGTACAAAACACTGACGGTTCACCATGGTCAGCAGGTGCTACATTATTCGCGGTTGCGAGTGATGCTTCAAACACCTACGCAATTGGTGACATCGTTATGGCAGCAGCAGGTGGTGATTCTTTAGGAACACCTTACGTAACTAAATGGTCAGGTACAGTAGCAGCTAACAGTTTACCAGTTGGTGTTATTGTAGGTATTCGTGTAGCAGACCCAAGTGCTTCATTAGTTGGTAACTCTCTAGCTTTAGAGAAAACATACCTTCCTTTAAGTGCTGGTTTACACTATGTTTATGTAGCTACAGATCCAATGGCTTATTTCACTATTCAAGGTGATTCAACAGCTTGGGCTGCATCTAACTTAAACAACAACGTTAACGTAACTATCACAGCTAACCAAACTACATTAGGAAATGGTGCTCCATATTCTAATACAGTTGCAACTAGCCCAGCTACAACAAACAGCTTACCATTACAGATCGTTGGTATCAATCAACGTCCTGACAATGCGTTAGGTGCTTATTGTGAATTAGTAGTTCGTTGGAACGTTCATGCTTACATCGGTCAAGCAACTGGCCGTACTGGCGTTTAATAACTAAGGAGAAATAAAATGGCGGGTTTAATTACCACAGCAAGTCATCCTAAGGCCCTCTGGCCTGGGATTAAACAATGGTGGGGTCAAGTTTATGATGAGCATGCTGTAGAATATACAGATCTTTTCGATTCAGAAACTTCATCTCAAAACTATGAAGAAGATGTACAATTAACTGGTTTTGGTTTAGCTCCAGTTAAATCTGAAGGTGCTGGTGTTCAGTACGATTCAGAAGTACAAGGCTTCACAACACGATACACACACGTTGCATATGCTCTTGGTTACATTGTAACTAAAGAAGAGTTAGATGACAACTTGTATGAATCAGTATCACGTAAACGTGCGGCAGCTTTAGCTATGTCTTTCAGACAAACTAAAGAAAACGTTGCAGCTAACGTATACAACAGAGCATTCAGCAATACATACGCTGGTGGCGATGCAGTATCATTAGCTAATACAGCACACCCAAATACATCAGGTGGTACATGGGCTAACCGTCCAACAGTTGATGTTGACCTCTCTGAAGCAGCTCTAGAAGATGCTATCATTGCGATCATGGGTCTACAAAACGATCGTGGTCTCTTAATCAATATCATGCCTAAAACATTGATTATTCCACGTCAACAAGTGTTCAATGCTCAACGCATTTTACATTCATCATACCAAACTGGTAATGCTAACAATGATATTAACGTGATCAAATCAGGTAACTATATGCCTGGTGGTTTCAAAGTTAATCATTACTTAACAGCACCAAATGCTTGGTTTATCCGTAACACAATTCCTGGCAAAACAGGTATGAAGTACTATGAACGTGTTGGTATGCAATTTGACCAAGACAATGACTTCGATACTATGAATGCTAAGGCAAAAGGTTACGAACGTTACAGCTTCGGCTGGTCAGATCCTAGAGCAATCTGGGGTGTTAACGGTCCTTAATCGGGACGTCACTGAGTGGTGGGAGGGGATAAAGTCCCTCCCCAGCTCTTTATAGGAGACTCAAATGTCATACGAACAAGAGAAGTTAAAAGATAAACGTCCTGATACGACAGTACCTAAAGAAGGTTTTAAGAAGTAATATTTTATTAACGCTCTAATGACGCTTTTAATTAAGCGTTGCTAAGCAACGTCAAAGGAGATTTAACAATGTCAAACCCAACAAGATTTACAAGTGGAGTGTCAACAGCTTATTCAGGCGAAACACTTTACTCATTTCCATTTCCAGATCCGTTTCATACTGCAAGTAATTCTACTTTAGGTAGCTCAGTTTATGCTAACGACTTTAACACATTAATCGGTACTGACTATACAGTATCCGGTACATCATCAACATTTGCTTTATCTAATGCAGTAGTTGGTGGTGCAGGTGTATTAACACCAGGTGGTACTACTACAGCCTCAGCTGCTTACAAGAATGGTACATTCCATCAATTCCAAGCAGGTAATAGAGCATGGTATACAACAAGAATCCAAGCATCTGCAGTAGCAGGTTCAGTATCTTTCTATGCAGGTATTCGTAATGGTTCAGGTGTTACTGATGGCTTATGGTTTGCTAAACCAGCTTCATCAACATCTATTAACCTAGTATCAACTGTAGGCTCTACAGCTACTACATTAGTAACTGGTGTAGCAACAGCTGCGGCAGCTACATGGGTTATTTTAGGTTGGTACTATGATGGTACTGATTTATTAGTATATGCTAATAATGCTTTAGTAGCTCGTGTTGCATCACCTACAATTGGTACATCAGGTACAACATTATCAAGCGTATTAATGGGACCAGTGTTCCAAATTACTCCAACAGCTACGGATACTTTAACAACTGACTTCGTATTAGTTGCTCAAGAACTCTCACGATAATAGGAGAAATATAAATGGCTAATTCAACGAGTATACAAATACTGGAAGATGGCGCTGCCAGAACAGTTCTTAAAGTAGAAGGTGTGTTAGATACGTCTGATGTATCTTCTACTCTTTTAGTTGATCCTGCCGCACAAGCTTCAGTTGATCCTACTGGATCTAATTACCTTAAAGCATCTTCATATCGTATTGGTAAAATAATACATAACGTTGAAGATGGTTTATCATTTAATCTCTTTTGGGATGCTACTAGTCCAGTTCGTATTGAAGAACTCACTGGTCGAGGTAAAGCAGACTATAGAGACTTTGGTGGTTTACAACTTAAAGGTTCTACTGGTACTGCTAACACAGCTCCAGCAGGAGCTACAGGTAAGATCTACTATTCAACACAAGGATGGTCAATTGGTGCTATTTTATCTTTCTCAGTTATTATTTATTTAACAAAACAATACTAATGGATAGTTTAATAAATAATCAAGCTAAAGCTATAGAAGTAACAGCGATTATTACCAGAGCAGATGGTACCGTAGAACAACTCGGTACTGTCAGCTACTGGCATAGAAATCCTATTAAAAGAATCTTATGGAGAATTAAAACATGGCTACACTCTTAGTAACAACAGGTAAAGCTATCGTCACTAACCGTATCGGTGGTGGTGGTACTACTCCTCAGTATGTTGCATGGGGTACAGGTGCTGGTACAACAGCTGCAGGGGATACTACACTATTCACTGAAACTGGTACAAGAACATCAGGTACAACATCACAACAAACAACTTCAACTACAAATGATACATACCAAGTTGTAGGTACAATGACAGCTGGTTCTAGTTTAACTATTACTAATGCTGGTGTATTTGATGCATCTACATCTGGTAATTTATTTGTAAAAGGTGACTTCACTGGTTTAGCATTAAACACTGGTGATAGCATTCAGTTTACATTTAAAGTTCAATTTAGTTAATGACTAGATGGCTCTTAATCAAGCAGCAATTAATGTTGAAGTTATTAATGGTCAACCAGGGCAGTCTCTAACAAAGAGCCTCACTGCTAGCGTTATAACCTCAACTGCTTCTTTTCTAAGAGGCTTACAAGCAATAAAAAGTGTTACTAGCACTTCAACAATTAGTTTGATAAGAGGTATTAGTAAGGTGCTGTCTATAGCATCTTCTAATACTGTATCAATAGTTAAAGCATTAACAAGGACTTTATCTACATCAGTTACAAATAGTGTAACTATAGGTAGAGCTTGGTTAAAGACTTTAACAATAGCAACAACCAATGTAGTTTCTATTATTAAAGCATTAACTAAAACTATAACAACAAGTTCATCAAACACAGTTACTATAGTTAAGTTAATAGGTAAAATAATGTCTCTTGTAGAGAGTGAGACAGCTACTTTACTAGAGAAAGCTAACTATTTAAGAGTGCTCATAGTGAGCTCTGTTACAACTAGTACACTAGTTAAAAGTATTACTAGAACATTATCTACTAGTGTAAGTAGTATAATTAGCCTCATAAAGGCTATTGGAAAGCGTTTAAACGCATCTTTAAGTAATACTACTACCTTAGTGTATGCTCAGTTTTACTTTAAGACTCTAAGTATAGTAAGTAATGTTACAGCTACTATAAGAAATAGTTATGTAAAAACCTTGACAATTACAGTAAATTCTGTTATAATATTAGTTAAGAGTATCAATAAATACTTTAATATTATATCAAATGCAAGCATTAGTTTAATTACTAATGTTGTATCGTTTGTCAATTATGCAGCTAATAAGGTTATATACGCTGTACCTAAGTTAAGATCACTAGCAGCAACCCGATTTATCACCATGGTAGGAACCTTAAAAAAGGTTAGAACTGCCACTACAGTTAAGTTTAGAACCCTATTTATTGACAAGGATTTAAATATATGAGTAATTCATTCTCATACAAAATAACCAACGACAGCGAACAGTTTACATTTGATTATACACCAGTAATGGGATCAAGTGAGACTATTAGTTCAGTTACATGCACAGCAGTAGTTAAAGAAGGAACAGATAGTAACCCTAGTGCTATCTTAGTAGGTAGCCCTTCTATTAGTGGTTTTAAAGTATCTCAAAGAATATCTGGTGGTATAGATGGAGTTACCTATAGTATTCAAATGACTGCAACTACATCACTTAGTAACATTTATACTGTAGTAGGTGATTTACCAGTATTAGCACCAATTAACGTCTAATTATGGCTTACGTTCCTAGATACGATAAAGGTGAATGGAAAGCCTTATGTGACATTTGTGGTAGAGAGTATAAAGCTTCTCAACTAAAACAACGTTGGGATGGCTTAATGTGTTGTCATCAAGATTGGGAAATAAGACAACCACAAGACTTTGTTAGAGGTGTAGCAGATACTCAAATAGCTCCTTGGACACGTCCAGAGCCTAGTGATAACTTCTTACCAATAACATATAATTCATTGATAGCGTTTGGACCAACAAACTACCTATCACAGGTAAAAGCATCATTAACAACAGGTGTAATTAGACGAGATGTAACACACCCTAAAGTAATTAACAACTTCCAAATTAACACAGTAACTATAGGATAATTTATGGCACTTAATCAGTTTACCAATAATGCAGGAACCACACTAGCTAGTGGTATAAATACTTCTGTAACATCACTCACTGTATCAACAGGTAGTGGTGCTTTATTCCCAACCCTTACAGGTTCAGCATACTTCTATTGTACACTACAACAAGTATCTACAAATGCTGTAGAAATTGTTAAAGTAACTGCTAGATCTACAGATACATTTACTATTGTAAGAGCACAAGATGGTACAACAGCATTATCATTTGTTACTGGTGACTATGTTCAGTTACGTCTTACAGCAGCTGATTTAAATAACTTTGGTCAACTTGATTCTACTAATACATGGGCTTCTGCTCAAACATTTAGTGCTGCTCCTATTATTACACCACTCACTGGTTTATTGTATGGTAATGCTTCTAGTGCATTAACTGCTGCAACAGCAGCTCAAGTAGTATCAGTTATTGGTTCTACAGCTGTTACTAATGCAACTAATGCTACTAACGTAACAGGTACTGTTGGAGTAGCTAATGGTGGTACAGGGCTTACATCAACTACAGCTTATGGTGTATTAGCTGGTGGTACAACTACCACTGGTGCTTTACAAAATATTGGTACTGGTACTTCAGGTCAAATATTAACATCTAATGGTCCTGGTGTACTCCCTTCATTCCAAACAGCAGCATCTAGTGGTTTCACTAACATGCAAGTGTTCACTTCACCTGGAACATTTACTACTCCTTCAAGTACTACTAAGATTAAAGTAACTGTGGTGGGTGGTGGTGGTAGTGGTGGTGCATCACCAAATGGCGGAGGAGGAGGTGGTGGTGGTGGCGGAGCTATATATGTAGGTCCAGTTACAGTTTCAACACCTTATGCAGTAACAGTTGGATCAGGTGGAGCAACAGTATCTGGTAATTCAATTGGTAATACTGGAGGAACATCTTCCTTTAGCACATTAGCTTCTGCCACAGGTGGTTCAAGTGGTAGTGGTGGATCTGGTGGTACCGCTGGTAGTACAGCAGTATTAGGAGGTCTTGGAAGTGCAGGGACTTTACAATTTGGCGGGGGAGTTGGTTTAAGTAAAGCTACAACCGTAGCACCTGCAGCTATAACAGGTTCTGGTGGATCATCTTATCTAGGAGGTGGTGGTAATGGTGTTAGTAGTAGTGGTGGTACTGGTGTAGCTGGTCAAAACTATGGAGGTGGAGGTTCTGGTGGTCCAAATGGAACATCATCAGGTGCTGGAGCTGTCGGTGTAGTCATCGTAGAATATTAAGAAAGGATAAATTAATGAAACAAGCTTTAATAAGCCCTACCGAGCCTAGAGAAACAGGTTATCGTGTGGCTCAAATTGAGCCTGATGGCTCTACATTTGAAATAGGTGCTCCATTATTCTGGACACCATGTGCAGATGATGTAATAGCAGATTCATTTTGGTATGATCCAAGTGATGACACTATTAAACCTATTCCACAACCTGTTACTATTGATAATGCAACAGGACAAGTAGTTTAACTAAGGAGAACTAAATGAAAGCTAAATTAATACAAACCCTTGACCTTTTAAAGAAAGTGGCTCTATGGGCCTTTAAAGTAGTTTTAAGAGGCATCAAAGTATTAACAGAAGAAACTATTATTGTACTAACAGCATTAGATATATTACTAACTAAGGAATCAGCATAATGGCAATCTTAAAAGATATTGTAGACGCTTTATCACCTAAAGCAACTACAGCAGAAGCTACAGTAGAAACTCAAGTAATTCAAGATCCAATTACAAAACCTTTCCCAGCTAATATTCTTAAAAATGATATTGCTTGGGAAACAGCAATTACTGGTGAAACAGAAGCTGTTATTCATTCAGAAGACTAATGGGTAGCATACTCTCACTTATATTACCAGCACTAGTCCCTGTCTTTACAGATGGAGCACGTGGTGTGTTTGCTCGTATTACTGGAGGTGCCGGTGGGCAACCTCAGAACGTAGAAGAACGAGTTAAACTAATGGAAGCAGAAGCAGCCAAGCTTCAAGCTATGTCTGCGTTAGATGGCACTGTAACAGGTCAACCAGCACAATGGATTGTAGATTTAAGAGCTTCCTTTAGATATATTATTATTAGTGCTATATTGTTGTTTACTGGTATTATCGTATTCTACCCTACAATAGTAGGAGCATCAGTAATAGCAACCTTTTTAGATATGTCCGGTGCATGTATGTCTTTTGTCATCGGTGAGAGAATGTATTTGAGTATTAAAAAATGACCCTAGTGACAGTGAATACATTGAAGGCAATGTACAAGATGTTTTGTAACTTACCTCCCTTCGATAAATATACACTGCCACATGCGTCCCAGATAGAATGGTTAATTGTCAATGATCCTGATATGTATGGACAATATCAACCAGAACCTCATGCAATAACAATAAGCACTGCAAGGTGTGGTCATTTAGATACAATCCAACGAACGTTAGTTCATGAGATGGTTCATATGATCTTATATCTGCAAGGCAAGAGATATGAGTTACACAACAAAAACTTCTTTAATTTTACTAACAAGATAGCCACTTTGTATGGCTGGGACCCGAAAGAACTTTAACATGGTAGATCATTCACAACTAACCGAACCAGTAAAACATGTAGTAGATACTGTAGCAGCTGTAACAGCTCTAGGAACTATAACTACTTTACTACCACCTATAGCAGCATTACTTACTATATTCTGGACTTTTGTTCGTATATACGATAGATTCTTTTCTAAAACTAAAAGACCAACAACTACATCACAGGACTAATCATGGCAGTTACAGGTATATCAAACTTTGTAGTTACACGTAATCAAGTCATTGAGGCAGCCTTAAGAGGTCTATCAGTACTTGAAGAGGGTGCACAACCTTCTGCAACAGCATTAGAGAATGCTGGATTTGCTCTTAATCTTATTATGAAAAAATGGCAGTCTAGTGGTATTAAACTCTGGACTATTACAGAACTTACATTACCATTAGTGTCAGGACAAACATCCTATAACATAGGACCTACTGGTACTGTCACACCATTAGATTTAAACACAGATAGACCTTTAAGACTTATACAAAGCTTTTTAAGAAATACAAGTGTAAATCCTGATGTTGATATTCCTATGACTATTATCTCTCAACAAGAGTATAATTTGTTGGGTAGTAAGTTCTCTACAGGAACTACAAACAGTGTATACTACCAACCATTTGCAACTTATGGTACTTTAAAAGTATTCTTAACACCTGATACAAATACAGCTACTAATTATCAACTACACTTAACAGTACAAAGACCTATTTATATTGTTAATAATCCTAACGATAACTTTGATTTCCCATCAGAATGGTTCTTAGCTCTTAAATGGGCTTTAATGGCAGAGCTATCTTCTGATTATGATAAAACATTACAAGATAAAGCTTATTATGATACTAAAGCTATGATGTTACAAAAAGAAGTAGAAGATTGGGACATTGAATACTCTTCTACATTCTTCCAACCAGATGTTAGAACAGGATTTAATAGGAAGTTTAGCTAATGCCTAAGGCAAACCTACCGTTAACTACAGACCTTGGTTTTAGAACTAACGATACATCTAAAGATTCTAAGATGGTTAACTGTTATAAAGAAACAGTTGGTCAAAGAGTATACGCAGTTAAAAGACCTGGTAAGGCTACTTATACAGTAACACCTGCGTTATCTGCACCTGGACAAGGTTTATGGAGTTATAATAATAATTTATATGCAGTATCAGGTGGTACCTTATATAAAATATCAAATAATACTTCTACAGCTATATTTTCAGGTTTAAGTACTACAAAGAATATTAGTTTTGTTAATACTTTAGCTACAAGTAGTCCACACCCTTACATGGTGTTCCATGACCAAACTAAAGGTTACTATTTAGATGCTACTGGTTATTTTTATACTATACCTTCTCAAGTTAACTTAGTAGTATTAACTAATGGTGGTTCAGGTTACCCTGCGGATGGTGGTACCTTTACTATAACTGATTCAGGAACAGGATCTGCAGCAGGAGGTACATATACTACATATAATGGATCTATTGTTAATTTAACATTAACTAGCCCTGGTAATAGTTATACTGGTACCTTAACAGTTAATTTTAGTAATACTAGTGCATCAGTGACAGGTAGTATTGCTACAACTACATTAACAGTTACAGCAGTTACAACAGGTCCTTTAAATACTGGTATGACAATATCAGGTACAGGTGTTACATCAGGAACTTATATTGTTAACCAATTAACAGCAACTGGTACTGCAGCTGCAACCACTACTTATGTTAGTGGTGGTGCTAAATATGCTAATACAATGATTGTTGCTTCAACAACAAATTTAGTAGTAAATCAACTTGTATCTGGTACTGGTGTACCGTCGGCAACTACTATCACTAGTATTAATACAACAACCAATACTATAACATTAAGTAACTCTTTAACAGCTCAAGCAGCTGGTACTTATAATTTTTATACTCAAGGTGATGTAGGTACTTATACAGTTAGTGCTTCACAAACAGTAGTTAGTACAACTATTACAGCTTCAGTAACTACACCTGCAACAGCTAGTGCTAATTTAAATAGTTTTCCATCTAACCCAGTACCTGGTATTGTTTATTTAGATGGTTATGTATTTGTTATGGATCAACAAGGTACTATTTGGCAATCTGATAATGAAGCCCCTAATTCATGGGGTGCTTTAAATTATACATCAGCTAAATCAGAAGCTGACAAAGGTAAAGCAATTGCTAGACACCTTAATTACATTGTAGCATTTAAAGAATGGACTACTGACTTTTTCTATGATGCTGGTAATGCTACAGGATCTGTATTAGCCATAAACCAATCTGCCCATATGGAAGTAGGTTGTGCATCAGGTGATTCTGTTCAAAACGTAGAACAATCTTTAATATGGATGTCTAATGTAGTAGAGGGGTCTAGATCTATTATGATGCTTAATGGATTAAACCCTTATAAAGTATCTACTAAAGCTATTGAGAACTTCTTAAATGCAAGTTCATTAGTAGGTGTAAACTCTTGGGTTTATAAAATAGCTGGGCATACTTTTTATGGTTTAGTACTAACAGACCAAAATGTAACTCTTGTTTATGATGTTGATGAAAAAGATTGGCATATTTGGACTACAAGTAAAGACTACATAGGTGGTAGTGAGAACTACTTTGAATGTTCTTTTGTACAACAACACCCTTTCAACAGTGGTCCATACTATGTATTAGATGCTGTTAATGGTTTAATTTTTACACTAGACCCTACTAACTACCATGACCCTTTCGGTCCTGTTAGAATGCGTATTGTAACTAATAGACAAGACTTTGGAACTTATGATAATAAAACAGGAAGTTGCTTAACTCTCTTTGGTGATAACATTAATGATGTTATGCAAGTAAGACACACTGAAGATGATTATAACACTTGGTCTGCTTATCGTAATATTGATTTAAGCTTACAAAAACCATGTTTATATAATCTTGGTAGATTTAGACGTAGAGCTTATGAATATCTATACACAGGAAATAATCCTTTAAGACTTCAACGAGTAGAGTTTGATCTTAGTGGTATAGATATAGGACCTCAAGAGTGATTGTAACTTTAGTTCCTAAAGAACTATATTCAGACGTATTTAATAAAATACAACCCTACTTAGAAAGTGCTGCAGAGTATACTTTTGGTAGGTTTAAAGCAGAAGACATCAAACGAGGTTTACTAGTTAAACCACAGCAACTATGGGTTGCTTTTGATGGTCAAGAAGTATATGGATTTGTAGTAACTGAGATATATAGCTACCCTCAATTAACAGCTTTAGTAATGCACTTTACAGCAGGTAAAAAATTACCTAGATGGAAAGATGCAATGTTAAAAGAGTTAAGAGACTTTAGTAAAGAACATAAATGTACTATTATAGAGTCTTATGGTCGTAGAGGATGGGCTAAAGTGTTTCAGAATGATGGATATAAAGAACAATTTACTTTTTATGAATTACCCGTGGAGAATTAATAATGTTTAACAGATTTGGTATAGGTGTATTAAAACACCCAGGATATAATGGTAAAGGTGGTGGAGGTGGTTCTCAAACTACAGCTACTGACTTCTTTGGTAAAGGTGATCGTGCTCCTTACGCTGCTTTACTATCAGAACTACTTTTAGGTGGTGGTACCATTGGTGGAGGCACAACTACTACTACTACTAGTGGTGATTCTAGTGGTGGTCATTGGGAAACTAAAAATAATGGTTTTGGTCTACCAAATAGAGTATGGGTTCCTAATAGTAGGGGTGCTGGTAATCAAGGTGCTTATGTTCCTGGTACTCCTGGTATGTCTATTGGTGATTATATTAAACAAACTCCTGGGTATCAATTTGGTATGACTCAAGGACAAGAAGCTGTAGAAAGAAGTTTTGCAGCATCAGGTTTTGGTAATAGTGGTAATCAATCTATAGCATTACAAAACTATGGTAACCAATATGCTCAAACTCAATACCAACAACTTATTCAAAACCTTATGGCACCTTCTGGTGCAGGTCAAGGTGGTATTGTAACTCCTCCTCAACAACAATCTAGCTTTGGTGCTCAAGCTCTTGGTGCTTATGCTGGTGCTGGGTTCCCTGGTGTCTCTAGTATATTTGGTAGTGGTGCAATGACAGCAGCCGCTCCTGGTACAACTGCATTCTGGTTAGGTTCTGGAGCTGCAGCAAGTGGTGGTACAGCTGCAGGTGCTGGCCTTTTTGATGCACTCTTTTTATAAGATATTTAGGATAACATTATGGCTTACTATGATTATTTTGGTGATTTAATGAAGGGCTATCAGTTTGGCTCTGCAGTTAAAGATAAAATGGAACAGAACAAGATTAAGGATATTGAAGCTCAGTATGCTAAACAATATGGCACAGAAGGTCCTGTAGGAGCTACTCCTGATACAACAACTTCTCAGCAAGCAAAGCCTACTGATGTTAGTGGTGAAACATATCCTACTACACAGGTTCCTGAAGATAAAACTACAATAGAGAAAACATCTCCATTTGGTACTTATGATGAGAAAGGTATGGCAAGTCCCGCTGACTCATTGTTTGGTTTTAAAGGACAAGCTCCTACTGATACTGAAAGAAAGTCTATGGCTACAGGCACTCCTATGGATGCTGAAGCACCTAAACCTCTTACAGACGTAGTTAAACAAGCAGAAAGTCCTAGACCTTCCTCTGCTCCTACTGCACCTCAAGAAACTAAACCTATTATGACTCAACACTTTGAAGCTCATACTGCTGCTAATGATATGAATCAAGCTATCAACTACAAACGTGGTTTAGCTGAAGAGTACCGTAGAAGAGGTTTACCTGAGCAAGCTAACAAAATACAAAGTGAAATGTTTGACTTACAAGGTAAGGCAGTGGAAGCTAATCTTAAGTCTCTTGAACTTCAAGACAAAGTTTTAGATGGTGTTGGTGGTATTGTAGATGGTTACATTAAACGTGCTGAAGGTGGTCCTGCTGAAGAACAAAAAGCAAGAGCAATTGCTCAAATACAACTTCATAATATAGGTTACGATGGCCAACTTAAATTTAGTAATGATCCTAGAGAGAACATTGCTAATGCTAAACAAATTTATGCAAGTACAACATCTGGTAAAGAACGTACTAAACTTCAAATTGAAGCTACTAAAGCTGCTGAAAAAGAACGTATGGACAATCTAAAGATTGAATTAGGAGTTCGTAAAGCTAATTTAGATGATCGTCGTCAAGCGTTTAGAGAAAAGTCTGGTGATGTTAAAGCTAACACTGCTCTTCTTAAAGAAGAAATTGATACTGCTAAACAATATAAAGACCTATCTGAGAATGGCACTACTAAAGAAATTAGACAAAGTGCTTATGCTACTTTCTTAGAAATGCAACAAAAGATTAAAGAAGATACTGCAGCCTTGGCTAAACAAACTAAAGGTAAAGTTGAACTACCAAAAGAAGCTCCTAAGGCAGCTCCTGCTAAACCTCAACAAGCTAAAGTTGAAGATACTAAAGCTCCTGTAAAAGTTTCAGGTCCAGATGATCCTGCTTATACTAAACTTGAAAAGGGTGCTAAGTTTATTGATCCTAATGGTAACGTTAGAGTAAAAGGCTAATTTAAATAATGGCTTTTGAAAATGATCAAATAGTATCTAATGCCAACCCTGCTGTTCAATCTTTTGTTGATACTTATAAACCTGTAGCAGACTCTGTAGGTAAAGAGCTTAATGTAGATCCTGGTATCCTATTAGGTAAATGGGGTAATGAAACAGGGTGGGGTAAGAATGTTATACCTGATACTTATAACCTTGGTAACATTAAAGACTTTTCTGGAGGTGGTGTCCAAGCTACTGACAATGTAACTAAGTCTAAAGATCGTTATAAAAAGTATTCAAGCCCTGAAGAGTTTGGTCAAGATTATACTAAGCTTATTAGATCTAAATATCCAAACGCAGTGGGTGCTGGTTCAGATGTAGATAAGTTTACAGCAGGCCTTACAGGCTATGCTGAAGATCCTAACTATAGTACTAAGGTAAGTGATGCTTATAAAAGAGTAGGTAGTCTTGCTACTAAAGATGACCCATTTGCTAATGATAAAATAGTTTCTAAAGCAAATGAAGATCCTTTTGCTAAGGATAAGATAGTAACTCCTTCTCAAGATGAAACAGATCCATTTGCTAAAGATAAAATTATAAGTAGCCCTAGTGTATTAGGTGCTGCTAAAGCTGAGTATCAAGAAGAGAAACAAAACTTTGTAGATACCTTTTTATCTCATGGTGCTGCAGGAATATTACCTGCTATGGGTGGTTTTGCTGGTGCTAAAGGTCTTACTAGTGTTGCTACAGCAGCTCTAGGTGCTACTCCTGAAGGTCGTGTATTAAAAGTAGCATTTCCAATTATAACTAACCTTGTAGGTTCTGGTGTAGGATACTACGCAACTAATAAAATAGAACGTAACTTATTACCAGAGTCTATTAACCATCACCTTGAAGTTGGTGAACAACAAAATAAATATGCTGCACAAGCAGGTGATATACTAGGCTTTGCTGCCGTTGGTGGTGTAGCTGTTCCTGAAACTCTTAAACAAGCTGCCTTTGCAGGTAGTATTGGTGTAGGTATTGAAGGCTTCCAACAATGGATGAGTGGTGAATATGATCCTACAGCTCTTCTTATCAATGCTGTTACATTCCCTTTCCTTGGAGATAAACCAACTAAACTAGGTAGGTTGGCAACTCTTGAACCTTTAAGAAGTGTTAAACCTAAACAAAATATTGATGATATCCTTAAAAAGGATCTGTACACTCCTAAAACTTTTAATGACTATAACGTTGTAGACCTTGATAAAGAGTCTATAGAAGATTATGCTAAACGTCATGGGTTAAATGGTAAAGAAGAAGAATCAGATTTAGATGCATATAAAAAGAAACATAATATACCTCAAGATGCTAAGTATGACGGTAGGGATACAGAAGGTAATTTTACTTTTTTAGATTCAAAGAACTATGTACACACTGCTCCAGAAAGCCCACCAGTTCCTGAAGGAGCCTCTTATTTAGGTATTGATAGAAATGGAAAGCATTTATATGAAGTTATAGAGGGTAAGTATAGATATAGATATACATCTGAATTTAATCCTAAACAACTTGAATTAGTTAATAGATTAGCCAAAGAACAAAAAAAAGCTAAGAAAGTTGATCCTGATACTGTACAAAAACATAGAGCTAATCAAAGTCAATATGAAGATCCTGTAAGACCTGTTACATCTGTAGCTGATGGTTCTAAGCATTTAGAAGTAGATAAAAAAGCCATCATGGAACACTTTAAAGATAAGAGATGGGAATTCTTATATAACCTTCCAAAGAACTACTTTAAAACTCCTCAAGCTTATACAGACTTCCTTCTTAACAGAGCTAGCATTAAAGAAGAAATGCCTTTTGAAGATTGGTATAAAGCTAACCCTTCTGTTAACTCTAGCCTTACTTATGACTCTCGTAAGTCTTTCTACACAGAACTTAATGATATTAAAACTAAAGCTATTCTAGGAGAAGCATCTGATGCTGACCTACTAAGATACGATGAGTTAATAAAACAAGGTCCTCCACAACAATATGTTGATTACGCTGAACATATTACTCCAGATGAACTTAAAGGTATTATTGTAGGTTCTAAGAACATTGGTGAAGCTATTGATAGAATTGTAGCTGGTAAGTTTGGTGGTAAAGTTGAACAAGAAATCTTTAAGCTATTACAAAAAGGTAAATGGCTTTCAAGTGCTGAACTAAATCTATTTGATACATTACATCCTGATGGTCCTAATGTACCTGCTGAGTATGATCCTAACACTCATGCTGTACGTTTATTTAATGGTGCAGACTTACCAACCTTTGCTCATGAAATATTCCATGCAGGAACTATAAAAGCTCTTGATGATCCTGCTAATGCTAAGTATGTAGAAGAATTAGAAAACCTTCTTAATGATATTAAAGATGTTATTCCTGAAGAAGAGCATTGGAAAGAATGGAAAGATGAGAATGGTAAAACAGTTGGATCAGGAATCTATGGTACTAAAAATATAGCAGAGTTTATAAGTGAAGGGTATACTAGTGACGACTTTAGAAGAATATTACAAAACATTGTTGTAAAAAGAGATGGTCCTCAAAACAAACTAGCAAAAGCTTGGGATGAGTTTAAGAACATTCTAAAAGATTTAATGGGTATATCTAATAAAGATGAAGTAACTGCTTTTGATAAACTCATGGACTTAACTCATGACATGGTTAATGGTAATGATCCTAAAGCTTGGGGTAGAGGTTCTATTACACAGAAGTTTGGATACAATACAGATGCTTGGAAACAATATGAAAGTGAGCTTAATAAACAAGCTATAGATGCTGCCCAAGCTAACCCTTTCTTTAATATGGATGTTCTTAATATACCTCCATTACCTGAGAATGAAGATGGTATGGCGGACTGGTTGTTTAACCTTCAAAACATTGATATGTATGATGAGGTAATTGCCAAGTCTATTCGTGATCAAGTTGATTTAACTCCTGAACAAAGTGCAGCCCTTCAACACTTTGTAGAAGGTCTTCATAGAGACCATGTAGAGCTACATACTAAAGCTAATAACATTGATAATGAAATTAAACAAATGGGCAAAGGTATTGGTGCTGAATACTTTGAAAGAGAGTTTCAATCCGGTACTACAAATAGAGAGAAGTATAATAAACTTAAAGACATCTATAATAGAATGGAGTCTGATAATCCTAAAGTTAAAGATACTGTCACTGATGAAGAGAATAAATACTTTAATGACAATAAAGACTTCTGGGAGACATCAAGAACTTGGCAGAAAACAGTTGCTGAACGTTTAGAAGCAATGAAGCAACTTGAAAAAGATGCTGCTGACTTACGTGCATTAGCAAACCAAGGTACTACTTTAACTCCTGAAGAACAAGACATCTTTGATAGAATATATAAACCACTTCTTGAAACTCGTGTTGACATAACTAAGTTTTTAATGAGAGAAGGTGTAATGAAAAACAAAACACTTTCTGAGAATAACTTCCCTCGTCAAAGAGAACCTATGTCTAAAGATGAGATTAAAGCTTATGAAGATAAATTAATAGCTAAAGGTTTAAAAGATCCTGAACCAACAGGACTACGTAAACTGTATAGTAATGTTAAGAACTTTATAGGTGAGCTTGGTGGAGGTGATAAAGGTGGTTTTAACTTTGACCTACAAAAACAAAGAGGTGCTGCTAAAGACCGTTCTGTATTTGTATTAGAAGCTGCCGATGGTAAACGTAGTGTTATTGAAGTTAAACCAGGTGGTAATGTTATTAAATGGGAAAATGTTAATGGTGAAAAAGAACCATCATTGTTAACTCGTTTAGTAAGTCCTACAGATGGCTCTAGAGCAACTCTAACAGGAGCTCTAGATGTAGGCGATAAGCTTTTAAATGGTACTGTAGTTGAAGGTACGGTTCCAGAGATTGAATTCCATTCACCTTTTAGATATAAAAAGGATTCACTATCTGTATTACTTAATTCAGTGAATGAATTAAAAGCTCAAGCTAGATATTATCAAGGTATTAAAAACTTAACAGAGTCTGACTTGTTTAAAAGTTTAGCTAGACCAGCAGGTCCTAAAGATGAATTACCTGATGGTTATTCTATACCTGATGGATTAGATAGACTTCCAGCTCTAAGAGGCTGGGCTTTCCCTAACAAACTATCTGAAGTTATTACAGACTTTGCAAAGGTTAAAGATCCTACTTTCTTAACTAACATGGCTAGTTTAATTGTTAAGAACATGATGTTAAACCCTTTAGGTCACATGTATAACGAAGGTATGCACTTAGGTGTAGGTAGAGGTTTATCAGGTTGGGTTACTCCTGCAGGTATCTATAGATTTGTTAAGTATGGTAAACAAGCTATTGACGATGTACTTGGTATGAGTTCTTTCTATACTGATACTATTAAATATGGTGGTTCAATTTTAGGTGAGAGTACTAGAAATAGTACGTTTGGTGATGCTATCTATAATAAAGGTCTTAGAGAGTTTTCTAAAACTCAAGACTTTAAAGACTTAGCTAAGGACACTGGTAGAACTCTTTTAAATATGTATGATGTATTATCAGAAGCTTCTGGTAGAGCTATGTGGATGAGTCGTAACATTATGTATCTTCAATGGCTAAGAGAAGTTATGGCTACTAAAGGTTTAAGTCATCCTGAAGCTATTGAGTATGTAGAAAAACATATGCCTAACTATAGAGTACCTTCACGTATTGGTGAAAAGGTTTTAGGATCTTCTTTAAGCCGTGGCATTGCTAGTGTAATGAAGAACCCTAACATAACTGTATTTAGTCCTTATCACTATGGCTATCTTAAATCTATGATTAACACAGTTAAAGAAGTAGGATCAGGTTTAAAAGGTGCTGAAGGTAATAAAGAATTTAGAGAAGGTATTGATAGAGTTGCAGCTATGGCTGTTATTATGGCTTGTTTCTATCCTTTAATGGATATGTTAGCTCAACGTATGACTGGTAATGAAAATGCTAGACAACGTAGAGCAGGACCATTCCATTTAATGGATGCTATAGGTGAGGTTGCTGATGGTACTAAAGATCCTCAAGCTGTGCTAAGTGCATTCTTTACATTTAATCCTGCTTTACAAGGTATGGTACAATTTGGTATAGATAGAAACATTTACACTGGTCAACAAATTTATAACTTAATGAGTGAACCTAGTGTTATTACTAAAGACATACTTCGTTACTTTACACAACAAGTACCACAAGCTAGTCAAGTGTTTCAAGCTACTAAGGATGACTCTGGAGAAGGAGCTCAAGTCTTTGGAGCTAGACAACTTGATATTGAATCTAAGACTTCTATTCAACAATCTAAGATTGATAGAATGATTAGAAAACTACGTAAACGAGCCCTTAAACACGACATTAAACGAGAAGAAGATATACTATGAAAGTCCTACTATTAGATCCGGCAGGAGCCTTTACGGACTTTGCTTGTCGTTTAATGCTAGAAGGTCATGAAGTTAAACAATGGCAAAAGAAGTCTTTAACAGGTGAACAATCTATTATTGGTAAAGGTATTGTTACTCGTGTATTGAATTGGGAAGCCTTTATGAAATGGGCTGATGTTATTATACTTTCTGATAATGCATATCAAATGCAATTCTTAGAGAAGTATCATCAAAAAGGATTCCCTATTATTGGTGCAAGTCTTGATACATCTTACCTAGAACTTCGTAGAGGTGAGGGTCAAGATGTACTTAAGAAAGCAGGTCTAGACATTATTGAAGGTCAAGAGTTTACTAACTACAATGATGCTATAGCTTATTTAAAGGCTAATCCTAAACGTTATGTATCTAAACCTTCTGGTGATGCAGACAAAGCTTTGAGCTATGTATCTAAATCTCCTGCTGATATGCTCTATATGCTAGAGAGATGGAAATCTAAAGGTAAAACTAAGATGCCATTTATCATGCAAGAGTTTGTACCTGGTATAGAAGTTGCAGTAGGTGCCTGGATGGGCAAGAATGGTTTCAGTAAACTACGTTGTGAGAACTTTGAGTTTAAAAAACTAATGCCTAGTAACTTTGGTGTTAACACTGGTGAGATGGGTACTGTATTAAAGTATACAGAAAACTCTACACTATTTGATGAGACACTAGGTAAACTAGAAGAATACTTACGATTCCAAAACTACATTGGTTATGTAGACCTTGCATTCATTATTGATGAGAAAGGTTCTCCAAGACCCTTAGAATGGACTACACGTCCAGGCTGGCCACTATTTAACATCCAATCAGCACTACATAAAGGTGACTCATTAAGTTGGATGTGTGATCTATTAGAAGGTAAAGACACTCTTAAAGCGTCTAAAGACATAGCTGCTGGTCATGTTATAGCTATACCTGACTTTCCATTTACTAAGTCTACAGGTAGAGACCCAGCAGGGTTCCCTATCTATGGTTTAGAAAAGTGTGGTGATGACGTTCACTTCTGTGAAGTTATGATGGGCAAAGGTCCTGTATTTGAAGATGGCAAATTTAAAGAAGAAGAGATGATGGTATCTGCGGGCGACTACATCTTAGTAACTTCTGGTACAGGATCTACTGTTAAAGAGGCATGTAAGAAGTCTATGGAAATAGTTAAAAAGATTGAAGTACCTAGTGCAATGATTGTACGTGACGACATAGGCGAGAGACTTGAAGATGAACTACCTAAGCTTCAAAAGCTAGGTTATTGTAAGGAGTTTAAATACGAATAATGGCTAATATCTTACCACCAATACCCAACCTACCAGTTGGAGATGTACACGAATGGCGTGACTGGTTCTTTAACATATTTAATACTGTTAATACTGTTAGCACTTCTGTTACAAATATACAGACTACAACTAGTCCTGTAAGTAACACTGTTAGTAACTCATCTAATACAGGTAATGGACAAGCTTTACCTGCTAACCCAGCGGGTTATGTTAATATAACTATTAATGGCACTGTTTATAAACTACCTTACTATAACGTATAATGGACTTAAAACTAAGACGATTTGAATTTGGCACTAACTATACTATAGGTAAACTATATGTAGACGATGTATACTTTTGTTTTACATTAGAAGATAAAGTAAGAGAACCAGGAGTGAAAGTAGATGGACAAACAGCTATTCCTTATGGCACTTATCCTGTCGTTATTGATCATAGTACTAGGTTTAATAGGGACTTACCTCACGTCTTAAATGTACCAGGGTTTGAGGGTATACGTATTCACACAGGTAACACTGATGCTGATACTGAAGGTTGTATACTAGTAGGAACTACATGGGCTGGTAAAGACTTTGTAGGTAATTCTAAGTTTGCTTTTGATCCTCTCTTTGAGAAGCTTAAAGCTGCTAAAGGTGCTACATTAACTATCTATAAGATAGAATAAAAAAAGGGGGCATTGCACCCCCTTGTTGACATCGTAATTGCTGGCGGGCTATTACGAATTACCCTTTGATGAATGCTAGAACATCATCAAAAGAAGTAAACACATTAATAGTTTGCTCTGGTCGTTCCTGACCAAAGGCACTCTTTTGAATGTTAACTACATAACCATTGTCTACTTTATTAATTACAACTGAATTGAAGTTCATATCTTTCTCCTTTGTTAATTTATCTCAAGTACTACTCTAAATAAGAGAAGTTCAAAGACCAAGTATACACCATCATCGTCTAGTTCAGGAATATACTTAGCTTCAACTATCTCAAATCCTACTGCCATTCCCATAATTGGTTTGATTGAAATGTGCATTATATTTCACACGTTCCGCCAACACAAGCTAGGGTTTGGCTTCCTTCTGTATTATCATCTTTCTCTACCAACTCACTCCAATTGACATGATCTGGCATTTTAGATGCTAACTCTTTGTACTGCTCTTCTGTTATATCTTCATAAGGTGCTTGTTGATAAGTATGGTTTGAATGAGGAAGGAATGAAATTCCTGACACTTCATCAAAGTGTTTCCATACCCATGCACCAACTTCAGGCCACTCATTATCAGTTACTGTAATAGTAACTGAAGGTTTATGTTCACACCAATGTCTTTGGTATACTAACCATAAGTTTAACTGTTCTAGTGCAGTCATATCATTTCTAGTAACAGCACCCTTAGGGGCTTTTACAGGAAACGAGAATACAGCTGTCGAATCAGGGCGGAACACTTCGTCTTCCACTGGGAACCCTTTTTCCTTAAGGAACGAGTATACAGGGTCCTTCTTATCAATGCGAACCCTTCTAATGTAGTAAGTGTTATGTCTAGCATGAATGCCGCTAGCACTATCCACCAACTGACTGACTGTACCTGAAGGTTTAACACAAGTGATAGAAGCACTAGGAGGAACACCAAGGACCTCAGAAAGTTGTTCATTTGTTTGTCTCGCGACATCTCTTAACCTTTCTAACATTGCGGGATCAGGTTTGTTTGTTAGTTTACAATCCATGATACCAGTTAATGACACACCAAGAAGTCTTTCTTCTTCAGTATTCTTTTTCCATTCTTCACTTAGAAATTGGAAGCTGGTGAGAGTGGACTGAATTGTACCGAGTATTGTAGCGAGGGACACCTTATTAGCCAAGGTAGATTCGGTATCGTTCCCCCGTACAACCACTTCCGTAAGATTACAGAACTGTTTATCACGGAGGATAATTTCTGAGCATGGATTGGTGCCATAGCTGAGAAGCGGATCTCGTCTCCCCCATTTTCCTGCTTGAGCCTGAGAAGCAACACGATTAAAAATTCCTCGTTCACCTGATTTGGACTTAACCAAAGCGAGCCATTCTTCCATGAAAGTTTCAGAATCGGGTCTTTCGGTGTAGGCCACACTGTTGTTGGCAAGTCCTCGGTAAGGGTGATCGTTATA